ATACCGATAGCTGAATTTGAAACAGGTTGTACTATCTGTCCATAACCTTCAGTGTTTGGCTGACCATCTCTTTTTCGAGCAGGGAGAAAACCAAATGGATTAAGACTTGTAGCCATAATAATTCTCCTTAAGAAAAAAAGTTGTTAAAAAATTAGTCCTGAAACTTAGGTGCTCTCCCCTTTGTTACAGAACTCTTACTTGTATTACTTACAGGTAAAGGATTATTCTCGCCCATTAATTGTTGATTAACAGCTCCAATCATCTCCTTTGACTTGTTTAAGTAATGTGCTTTTTTCGCTTCCAGTTTGAACGTAGGTATCTTACCTAGTGCTAAATCTCCACGACAGATTACTCCTGA